CAGCAGATCAGCCTGCGTTTCAGCGGGCACGTTCCCTAGCTCTTCAATGACGTTGCGTGTCTGTTCCGCTACCCGCTGTTTCGCTTCGGCTAGGTCATCCTCGTTAGCGGTGTTGTCTTTCAACAGTTCGTCATAATCGGCCACCGCTGATTCCAGGTCACGAACAGCGGCCTCATTGTCCAACGTGTCCAAATACTTTTGAAATTCGGGATTCAGCGCAAACATGCCGCGATACAACTCGTCTGTGGATTTCCACAGTTCATCCACTGCATCGGACAGGTCGCTGGTCGGTTCTGCCGATTTGTTTATATTTTGGTAGTAGTCCTCGGTCGGACCGATCAGACGTTCAAACTGTTGCCGTGACTCGTCATTGGTCGTGTTCAGTCGCTCGGCCTCGGCTTGCGCGTCCTGAAAACCGCGCGTCATTCCCTGATACTCGCGTTCCACGATCCGTGCCGCGTCAATAGCCAACATGCTGCTGTCAAAAATGCTTCGCAGACCATCACCGAGTCCTACGCTGTCCTCACGGGCCTGTTTCATCTGTTCGATGAATGCCTGTTGCGCCTCGGTGTTACCCATGACGGCTGCGGTTGCTAGGTCGGTGTCCAGCCCTAGCATTTCCATTGCTTTACCGAGCTCGCCACTGAGGAAATCCTGTTGGATGGTTGCTTCAGTGTTTGCGGTGATCGCAAGCGTTTCCGCGTCTAACGCGTCACGGACACGGTTGGCAGCTGCCGAAATTTCGCTTTTAGCGGTCTGATACTGGTTGAACGCGATCAGGGCCAAACCGATACCGGTCGTCAAACCACCCACAAATTTGTTCGCGTTTTTTGCTGACACCCCGAACGCTTGCACTGTGGTGGACATTGATTTGGTCGCCGCGATCAGACCGCCACCGATGATGACTGTCTGTTGCAGTCCCTTAGGCAACGCGGTGAACGCGTCCAGTACGGGCACGACAGCGGTTGTGACGGCTTCCAATGCGGGCACCATCGCTTCGCCAATGGTTGCTTTGGCGTTATCTAGGTCGGCTTCCAGAATTCTCATGCTGTTCGCAAGGCCGTCGCTTGTGGCGGCGAAATCGCCTGCCATTTGCGCGGTTTCTTCCATCAGCAGGTCATAACGGGCAGTGACTTTCTCGGCCTCGGTCATTTCCGCTGTGGAATCCACTAGGCCGGTGGCGAGCGCGTGAGCTTTCACTGCTGCGTCGGACAGGTCAATGCCGAACGCTCGTGCAGGTTCGCTGGAACCGGCCAGCGACGATTGGAAGATTTGTGCGGCCCGTGGAATGTCAAGATTCATTACCGACGCGAAATCGGCAATACGGGTTGTCAGTTCGTCAGTGACTGCGGTCACGTCACCGTTCGCACCAGCGATCTGTTTCGTGAATCCTGCAAATTGGACTGCGAACGCGTTGAAATCGCGTGCCGACATACCAACCGCTTTGCTTGCGTTCTCACCGAGCTTCAAAATTTCGTCCGATGCGTCACCGAACGTGACCTGCACCGCATTCATTGACTCAGCCAGGTCGCTTGCCGCGTTGATCGAACCCTTAGCGAAATTCACGATTTCACGCGTAGCGAACGCTGCGCCAGCAGTCTTAGCGACGTTTTTGAACTGGTTTTGCAAACTGCCAGCAGCGTCCTCAGCCTGTTTCAATCCGGCTTTGGCTTTGGTCGCGTCCGCGATTACGTCAATGCTGATTGCTGCACGCTTACCGGCCATCAGATATTCCTATTCCAAATTTTATAGACATGGGTGATGTAGGCATCCATGACCTCGTTGATACGCCTATCTGCGGCACGATACAGAAACGGGTTCGGTGCGATGTTTCTGCGACCCCAACCGAAATGGATCGGACCAGCGTAAGGCACCAGTTTTTTGCCTGCGTAGACACGACCGCCACGAACGCGAGCAGCTGCGCGGATGCTCTCATATAGTGCGCCGGTCCGGTACGGCACGGTCCGTTTGGCTTCGCCTGCGACAATCAGTGCGGCTTCGCGACCAGCCTCTTTGAAATCATCCTTAGCGGCCTCGTCGAGCTTGCCTAATGCGGTGATCAGCTTATATAGCCCGCCAATTTCGACTTTGACTGGTTCATCCACTTGCGGCCCGTTCCTGTAATAGTCGCACCATTTCCTGAAACACCATTGTAGGTGTTTGCAGTAGTTCGCTCGGTGCGATGCCGGTCGCAACCGCCATCTGTGCGACCAGGCGTTGTGTCGGGCCTACTCGTCTGCGGCTTTTGGGACCAGCCGCACCGCCTTAACGGTCCTCAGCCACTCTTTGAACGGCTTTACGGTCACACCGCTGTCTTGCATCGCGGACCAGCCGAGAAACGCCAACGGTTTGAATGACTGCTTACGCACCCATTCAGTCCACGCCATGTCGGGATACTGGTCCTCCCATGTGCACATGGCACTGATCGTGACCTCATACTCTTGCGTGGTGCCGTCTTTGAAATCTACGGCAACGTCGTTTCCGACCATATAACGCCCTCCGTTATGTTTTTCGTGTTAGGTCAACTGACGGCCTTGGCGAGCGTTCCACCGACGAAATTGATCGTGGTCATGGCCGCGTCACCGACGGTGCCCGCAACTGGCGTGTGGCTCGCGACGTATGCGCCGGTGATGGTGTAGGACGGGTTGTCGGCAGCGACAGCACCGCTGGTGGCTTTGATGAGCACGGTGGTCTGAGTCCCCACGAGATCGAAAACCGTGGCCTCAACCTCGCTCGCGGCTAGGTCTTGGAACAGCGTGACATCACACGTGATGTTGTCCAGACCGCCAACGAACTTGTGCGCGGTGTCGCCCATGCTGGTGGTCTCCACCTGATCGGCGTTGTAGTTCAGCGTCACGGACTGAACGTGATCCGACAGGTCCACGCTATTGATGGTCACGCTGGCATCGGTGAGCACGAGCTTTGCCATGTCTTATTCCTCGGTTTCCTCGGGTTCTGTTTCGGTTTCGGGTTCCGACACCGTTGCCGGTGCGATATGGCCGCCAGCGACCAATGCCGCAATATTACACCCATGCAATTCGTTTTCCGTGACGACTGCACCAGCGGGTCCTGCGGCCAGTTTGCTGGACAGAATGCGGTAGCTGCTCATTCGGCGTACACCTCTATTTCAAATTCAGCACCCAAATATATGTCATCACCGTAGCCGACGTTGCCGATATTCACGCAACGTGTCACCACCGCGTCAGAAACGGTGCCGTCCAACGTGCGGTCAGCGTCCACCAGGCTGTTCAGGCTGTCAGGTCCGAACACGAACGGGTCCAGTTTCGCAATGTTGGCCGCCTGGTCAAACCGTTGCACCATCACGGTCACACGAAATTCCAAAATTGCCAACCCGTTTTGCATGGCCTGTTTATATTCAACAGCTGCCGGTGCAGGCACAATGATCGCGCACGGTGTGATCGGCGTGTCTGTCGGATCGGGATACACCACCGACAGGTTCGCGGACGCTTCCAGCACAGTCGCCAGTCCGGCTTTGATTTGCGTGTAAGTGCTCACGCGACACCGATCAGTTTCACACCGTGCAACAGTGCCGCCACGTCAGGGTCCTGACGACTGATCCTGACCGGCCCAAATTCGCTGATTGCGCCAGCCTGAAATCCGAGCGGTGACGCTTTACGTTGGAACAGACGGCATGACATGAGCAACGCGGCCTGTTTTATGTTATTCGGCACTGCGCTGCCGTATCCCCACGTGGCAGTGATTTCAACGGTCGGTCTGCCGTAGATAGACAGCGGCCAGCCCTGATTGATCTGCGTAAATTTGCGCCACGGGTTGTCATTGCCAACCGCAACAAAATCGGTGCCGATGACCAGTGTGGTCTCATACGTGCCGTCTTGGTCCTCGTCGGATTTGACCACGAGACCTGACAGGGTTGCAATGTCGTCAACGTCCAGAATGCTGGCGGTGCGTGGCAGAAACGTGCGGGCCTCGGTCACGGTTTCAAATGTGCGACCGGTGTAGTTATCGATCAGGGCCTCAGCAGCGTCAATGGCGGCATTGATCGCGTCATCCTCGGACGTGGTAGCCGATGGGATACCTAGCGACGCTTTGACAAGCGCAAGCGTGGTGTACGCCATTAGTCGGCCTTACGGGTGCGCTTGCTCGCTTTGCGTGGCGTAGCGGGCTTCTCAGCGGCCTTTGCGGGTTGTTCTGCGTCAGGTTTCGGCTGTGGTGCAGGTGACTGCAACAGTTTGCCGACCAGCACAGGGTCCGCGCCCGACTTGATCAGGTTATCTGTGTATTTGTCGCTCATCGGTCAAACCTCCGGTGTGCCAGCGGCCCGGTGGAGGGTGCAGGGCCGCTGGCACTTACGGGGGATGTCAGAGCGTCGCGCGGAGCAGCGTGCCCGGAACCTTGCAGATGCCGCCAGGGTAACGGCCAGCGGTGAACGCGCTGTAACCAAAAACCACCATGCGGGTGGTGAGGGTGCCCGAGCCAACCGACTCGTAGCGAAGCATGAGCGGGCTAGCGGCCTGCTCCATCAGCACCAGGTCGGCGCGGTTCGCAACGATGATGTTGTCCTCATTGGTACCGGCACCGAGGTTGGTTGGGATGCCAGCGTCCACGACGACCGGAATGCCAGCGAGCTCGCCAGCAGCGGTGCCGTATGCGCCAGGGTTGCCGAGCGCAACGATGTTGCGACCCGAATTGCCCTGAATACCGGCCAGCGGACGGTTCGACGAGTCCAAACCGGCAGTGAGGTACGCCCAACGACGCGGGTGCATGATGATGATGTCAGGCTGCGTGTAACGCGCCGCGGTGACGGTCGAAATGGCCTTGATGACCTTTTGGAACGTCTCAACAGCGCTCGGGGACGCGTCGTCAGCGTCAACGTCGCCGATACCCGAGGTGTTCAGGATGCCGGTGTGGGTGCCGGACGTGCCGTCACCGTTGATCACGTCGGCGTTCACCGCGCTGTTATACGCGGACACCAGGTCAGCGGACAGCAGGCTGTCCACACCGGTTCCGCGCTCAATGGCCTGACGGGACACGTCCACCATGCCCGCATACGTGCGGACGTTCACGGTGAGCAGCGTGTCATCCGGCGTGGCCTCAGTCACAGCACCGTTGTCGCCGTCCTGAGCGGCAGCGGACGAACCGGTGGTGAGTCGGGACACGTTCACGGTGAGCCCGTTGGCGGGCAACGGCAGCTGGTTCGCAACATCCATCGTGTTTCGACCGGCGCGGAGGAACGGAGCCGCGAGACCGGTGAGGTACTGCGGGACGACGAGTCCAGCGAAATTCGATGATCCGCTGTCGCGGAGCTCGTGGGCCATCTCCGACTGGTGCCGGTTCAGACGCTCACGGGCCGACTGGTCACCGAGAAATTCGGCGGCATACGAGTCGCGGAAAAACGAATTGGGGCTGTTCTCCTCGTAGGTGAGGGGCTCAGACTTCACGTCAACGCGGTTCACGGCCTTGGGCTCCTCAGGCTCGTCGGTGGCGGCAACCTCGGCACGGAGCTTCGCGGCCTCCAGATGCGAAATCTGGATTTCGCGGAGGTCAGCGATGCGAGCGTCGATTTCCTTGGCACGGGTGGTCAGGTCTCCGAGGTTCTTGTCCTCGGCTTCGGTGAGGTCGCGGGTCTCCTCGGCGGCACGATCCAGCACCGCTTCGACAGCGGTAGCGATCTCGGCACGCTCGGACACCAGCTGGTCAAGCAGCTTCACGGTATATGTCTCCTGGTGGTCAGACGGTTATGGTCCTGACGGTGACGACCAGGTGCCCGTGGGCGGCGTAATCGTCGGCGGTCGCTCACAGTATAAACACGCGTGTAGCGTGTTTCGTGATCAGTCAACCCTAGTAAATACGCGTAACGATTCAGTGCCGACACCAACAATGGCCCACAATTCCTGACCTGGCACCAAAATTTTGTGGGATGCAGCAGTGTTTTTGACAATTGGCAACCCGTTGCTAGTGGTCACTTGATTGTCGTCACCTAAATACACCGTTTCGTTGCCGATTGTCTGCATGAATACGTCACGGTGTATGTCGATTGAGTCCAGCACTTTGGTTGCGGTCGTGGTGACCGTCTGCGCGAAATAGTTTGCCATCAGTTATCCAACTCCCTCAGCAAGTGACGGTATTTGGCGAGCCTCGGCACCTGTTCCTGGTCGTCAGGATCGTAGGCACGGACCGACAGCAGTTGCGCTTCGGCGTAGGCAGGGTTGCGCACAAACCCAACGTGGTCTAGGGCCACTTCGGTGCGGGTCCGCAACGGCTTGCCATTCATTTCCGACGTGTGGGTGCGCACCGGAATAAATCCGACGCTGAAACCGGTCACGAAACCATCCATTGCCAGTGTGCGGGCCTCGTCAGCACGTGCGGTGCGAGCCAACAAAAAATCCGCGATCAGTCCGTCATTGGTTTTTTCCCATTTCGCGGCACGGCCAATGGGCATACGGTCGGTGGCGTGCTGTTCCAGCAGCGGGACACGGGTGCCGCGCTCAGTGATTGTCTTATCGAACGCGGTCGGTGCGAACCGTTCTAGGTAGCTGCCTGCGTCGTACAGTGCGCCGAACGGTGCCACGATGCCGACCAGGTGGTGCCCGTCGTCATCCTCGCGAATTTCAAAACCGGCCACCTCTACGTGACGGTTCACAATTTCAGCCATCGGTCATGTCCTCGGGTGGTGTCAGTGTGGTGATGTCCTCCATTGCGCGTACTTCCTCAGCGGTCAGAAAACCGGCGCGGATCGCAACCTCATAACTGGCGAACCGTGTCGCGGTGTCGGCTCGCAACAGGTCGTCAAGCACAAAACGGGCCTGTTGGCCTCGCGGGATCAGCAGCGATAGGGCCTGTTCGATTCGGGATAGCCACGGTCGCAACGTGTATCGCGCGAAATGGATGCTGTCGCTGTTCACGTTTTGGTAGGTGAGACCGCCAGCGGACATGGGGACACCGACCAAATGTGGCGGGCAACCGAAAATGGTGCACACCTGTTGCGCCGAGTATTGGCGTGATTCGATCAGTTCTAGGTCGGACGCGGAGAATGACAGCGGTTTATAGCTGATGCCGTTTGCGAGCACTGCGGGTGCACGGTTGCGGCCACCGTTCGCGGCCACAAAACCGGTTTTCAAATCTTCGGCCTCGTCACGCGATATGTCTGCGTCCACTTCCAGCACACCGACCGGCAAGCCACCGGATTCAAACACGTTTGCTGCGCATTCCTCGCCGGCCATCGCGATTCCCAAACTGCGTCGGTGATGTTCAATGACGGACATACCGCGCACGCTTCCAGGCATCGTCAGCCCACGGATGTGCAGGATTTCCTCATCGGTGTAGGTCTGGCCTGCAACCTGGTAGAACACGCTGGCACCGTCCGCACGAATATTCACAGCGTCGGTAGCGAGCAACACCGCTTGTCGTGGGTAGCCGAGCTCGTCACGGTCACCGAGCAACCAAAACGCGTTGCCGTCCACGAGCAGTGACAGCACGGTGCTTGCCAACATATCCATGCGGGTCATGGTGCGGTCAGGTTGCGACAGGATCGCGGGTGTCGGTGTTAGCCGTTCGCCACGCCGGAACGCTTCTAATGGCAGTGATGCGATGGTGTCGCTGATCAACTGTGCACACCGGTACAGCGCGGGAATGCCGAGCGCGGTAGTAACGCTGACATTCATTGGCCCTTGCAGGGGCTGCATCATCCCGCCACGTGTCGGGAGCACGAACGGAAATTCGACAGCGCGTTGCTCGGCCTGCCTGCGACGAAATAGGGCCATAATGATTCCTAGAATATCACCGGTCTGCTTGCAGACTGGTTGCGATGTTTAGCGCAATGGTACGCGATGGTGGCTGCGTGTAGTGGTGACACGTCGGCGCGAGGGTTGAAACGTGCCCATATCCATGACGGTCCTAACGGCTTTTTTTCTGCGACGGCTATTGCCTCATTCAGTGCCTGATGGGGTCGCACACGCATTTTGCCTGCCACACAGTCGTCATAGAACAGGTTGGATGCGTAACACACATCACGCGTATTGTATTTCACCAACCGCACTCGTCTGTCCTCCAACGCGTCTGCCAGCAGTCCGGCAGGCCCATAAGTGTCAATGACAATCAGTCCCTTGTGATCCGATGCGAGCTGCACCAGCCGGTCCGGTAGCCAATCCACACCGGTTCGGTTATCAATCAATTCGATTCGCCCATGTTCGTCTGCGACAACAATGCTGGCACTGGATCGGTCCAACGTAATATCCGCACCGAATACCAGCATTCCGTCAGGCATTGCGTCATCCTGTGCTGCGTCCCATACGTGTTGCGGACTGACACGGTTAT